CCCGACGTGCCGTTGACGACTGGGCCGGTGCCGGAAAGGCGGGTGATCAGACCGTAAGGCTGACCCGAACCGGTGCCGCTGATGTAGCAGGTCTCTTCGAGGCGGTCCTTGGCGTCGGCGATGAGTTCTGCAACCTGGTTGAAACCAGAGTCGGCAAGGAACTCGTATGAGCCGAAGAGGAACGCTGCTGCCTTGTGAACCGAAATGGTCGGGCCTTGGAAGGTCGGAGTCGCGTCGGCGGCTTCGGTGCCTTCTGCAAGCCATTCAGCGGTGACGCCTGCTGAAGTGACGCCATCCCACTGGTCAGTCGTGATTGACGTGACGTTGGCGAGCTGACGGACAGCGTTGGCGGAACCGGCGTTCGTGAGAACGATGGTCGGATCGAGGAACTGAGGAACAAGAACGCCACCGTTTGCCGCTGTAAGCGACATCGCTGCGCGTGCTTCAGCCTTGCCGAGAATGCGGGGCATTCCAGCGTTGGGGTTCTCAATGTATTCTTCGAACGCCTGGAGGTATTCGGGCGAAGAGGTGCGGACGATGTGGCGGGCCACAACATCAGCATCATGCTTCGAACGGCGTTCCAGCATTTGCGTTGCATTCTCACGGGCTTCGTCAGAAACGAAGGACGGGAGGTGCTTTTCGATTACGTCAAGCGCACGGCCTCGGAGTTCCGAGCCACCATCGGCGGCGAGGGTTCCGTGATCGAATGCATCGCGTGAAGTATGAGTGTTGACGTTGATGGAGGTCATTGCTCCGTCTCCTGTTTCTTTGGCGGCTGGTGCGAAGTCGGCAATGCGAGCCTTGCGCTCTTCGAGGGCGACAAGTTCGGCCTCGGTTGCGCGTACAAACTCGACGCCTGCTTCCCAAGAAGCCTGTTCGTCTGGGTCAAATGAACGCTCTTCAGCGTCTGAGTGCATTTCGCGAAGGGCGGCTTTGACATAGTCAACGCCTTCGCGGAGGTTCTTTTCGTCCATTAGAGGACTCCTTCGATTTCGCGCAACTGATGGCTGCGTTGGATGTGGGTGAGGCCGGAGTGCCGTGGCGAGTCCGGTGTCGATTCGGCGGGCCGCTCAGAAGTGCCATCAATGGCGGGTTCTGGTTGGGTGCCGAGAACAAGCGCCCTAGCGATCGCGTGGCGATCATCTTGGGGCAGTGAGAACAATGGTGACAGATCAGCAGAGCGAACGCCAACACTTGTCGATTCGTAGGCTGGGAAGACGACAGGTCCAAGCTCAAGGAGTTTGACTTCCTCGAGGGTTCGGACTGGGATGCTGCCGGATTCGTCGACGCTGTCACGGACAACTTGAAAGCGGAAAGACATTCCGTCGATAGATCCGGAGGCGATGGCGTCGCGTACTGGTTGGATAAGCCAGTTGTCGGCGAGGCGTGCTTCGACGTACAGGCCGTGTTCGTCTTCACGGAGTTTTGTGATCTGTCCGAGTGGCATGGATCCGAGGAGGGGATGGCGGCCGTGTTCGAATTGAAGGACAGGCATTTTGGCGTTGATTGAGCGTTTGAATGCTCCTGGGCGGATTCGTTCTTCGAACGTGCCTTCCCAGTTGTCAATCATGGTTGACCGATTGAAGACAGCGGCGTAGCCGGTGAGGGTGAGGCCGTCGCCTGTGTCTTCTGCTGCACGAACCTCGAAGGGGACGTCGCGATAAAGGTCGGAGCGTGTTTCGGTGGAGCGTGACGATTCCATTTCCATCATGGGTTCTTCCTCGACAATAAGTTCGGCCGGAGTTTCGATTGTGAGCAAAGTTTCTGGGATGACCCAGAACTTGCAGATGCCGCCGGGGTCAATGTCGCCTTGGACAAGTTCGCAGGCGCGTGGTCCTTCGTAGAAAGCACAGTTTGAGCAGACCATGCCTTCAGCGGCGAAAGGGTTTTCATCGGGGCCGGCATAGTGGGCGCCTTGTGCGCCGATTCCCTGGTCAAACTGGCCGAATGTTTCGACAGTGCTTTCAAGGATTTCGTACAAATGGTTTTGAAGTGGGGTGACGGGATAGATGCCGTCGATGCCTCGGATTTGGGTTTCATCCATGACGGACCTTCCGTTGTCGTTGTTTACGTCTTCCATAATGGCCTGCGAACGGCTGTAGCCCGCGTCTCCACCCCAAAGCGCCCATGCGATTCGACCATTGCTTGGGTAGCCGTCCTGATCGGGTGACCAGCCTTCGCCTTGCTTGTCGATTTCGTGACGATCGAAATATGCTTTGATTCGTCGCCAAGTGTCGATGGGGAGGTCTTTGCGGTTGACGATGTCTCGAGCGCGTGCGATGCCGATGGACGTTCCGCCTCGACCATATTCGCTTCGCCAGTCAAGTCCACGCTGTGCCTCTTCAACCATGCCGTCGGTCGGTGGGTAAGAGTCGGCAGCGCGTGCTTCGTCATACGACATTGGTGTCGCCATTTGTTGGGGCTTGCAGCTGCACAGAGAAGACGCCTGTGTGCTGTAGGACTGTCGAGTCGCCTGTGGTGATGAACTTGGTGACTGTCGAAGGTTCGAAACCGGCTTCGACGAGCTGCCGCATAGAGGACGCTTGAGTGGCTCGGATGTCGGCTTCGTCTTTGCGGTCTTCCTGAAGGAACATGATTTGGGATTGGTCGAAGGAAAGTTCCGCTGGCGTCCCAACTGGCAAAGCCAAGATTCGTTCCATCGATGCACACAAGTTCTGAGCGGTAGGTGTGAACCAGGCGTCAGACCACATTCGACGGGTTTGAGAGTAGTTGCCGGCGTTGAGAGCCGAACCGGCCAAACCTTCCGAAATGCCGAGAACGGTCGCTGGGACTCTCGAGCGGAGGGCGATGCGGGTTTCGTCGACACCCTGAGTGTTTTTGAGGTCCAGTTGTTGCAGGTTGGATCCGGCGACAGTCACGTCGGCGCCTCCACCCAGAATGAGGGTTTTGTAGGCGTTGGCTGAGCCTTCGTGGCGTTGGTTGATAACGCCAGCCATGTCGGTCGCCTGCTGCTGGGTGGTGTGTGGGTCGAGGGTGACAATGAGTTGCGGGGTTGCAGCGTTGGCGAAGAACTTGGATTTGAACTCTGTGGCTTGACGGTCTGTGGTGATTTCGGACAGGACCGAACCAATCCATGACTGTCCACGCCACCAGTGCATCGGGTCCGGTTCCGGCTTCCAATGAGCGACCTGTGATGGGGCGAGGAAGACGGGGGCTGTTTGTGATGAGATGCCACCAGGCTGGTAGGAGTAGCCGGCGAGTTCAGTGTCGAGCTGTGCGGTCGG